TACAAATGACACTTGACGACATTATGAATATGTGGAAGACTGACTCAAATATTGACGATCTTGCACTAGATGACGAAACAAAGAAAACCTCAAAGCTTCACTCAAAGTATCTTGAGTTGGTGAATGTAACACGATTACAATTAGCTAAATTAGATTCTGATCTTGATAAACTAAAAAAAGATAAGTGGTTGTATTACACAGGTAAGATGACCAAAGAACAAATGGATATGAAAGGTTGGGCCTATGATCCGTTTGGTGGAGGTACTAAACCTCTTAAATCTGAGCTAGATTATTATTATGATTCGGATGAAGACATTGTTCGTATTAAACAAAGGATAGAGTATCAGAAAGCTATTGCCAATACTCTTGAAGAGATAATGAACAATCTTCGTTGGAGACACACTCATATTAAAAACATACTTGACTGGAAGAAATTTGTATCGGGTACATAAAATTGATGAAGTTTCTTTACAGATAACTTCGCCAGACGATTCAGGTTCTATAAGAGAACTTGCAGAGTACTTTACTTTTTTTGCTGAAGGGTATAAGTTTATGCCTGCGTACCGTAATAAGATTTGGGACGGTAAGATTCGTTTATTTAATACTCGAAACAATACTCTACCTGCGGGGCTTTTTCACCATGTAATTAGATTTGCAGCTGAAAGAGGGTACGAGTGTGATATCGACGACAAAATACTAATGAGTGGAACAACTGCAAAAGATGCAGATAAGTTTATCGAAGAGCTTCCTCTAGCACTTAATGGAGAAGAAATAAAGGCTCGGGATTATCAGATACGTGCGTTCAAACAAGCTTTATTAACCGAAAAGGCTGTACTTGTTTCTCCAACTGGTTCTGGTAAGTCTCTTATCATCTACATGCTTTTACGTTGGTGTATGGAGAATACTGATAGTAAAGTTTTGATTGTCGTTCCTACTACCTCTTTGGTTGAGCAGATGTATAAAGACTTTCTTGAGTATTCTGAGCTTGATAAGTGGTTTGATGAAGAGGATATGCATCGAATCTATTCTGGGAAAGAAAAAGAAAACTTGACATCACGGATTGTGATAACAACTTGGCAATCCATTTATAAACTTCCAAAGAAATGGTTTTCTGATTACGGTATGGTAATAGGTGACGAAGCACATAACTTCAAAGCTAAGTCTCTTACTTCTATTATGAATAAGCTAACCAATGCCTCTTTTAGATTTGGTACTACAGGAACACTAGATGGCTCACAGGTTCACGAGTTAGTTCTAGAAGGATGTTTTGGCCCAGTGTACAAGGTTACTACTACAAAGGCGTTAATAGATTCAGACACACTTGCACAGATTAAAATAGAAAGCCTTGTTCTTAAATATAGTGATGAAGTTTGTAAAGCCTTTGGAAAAAAGAAGTATCAAGAAGAGATTGATTTTATTGTATCACACGAAGGTAGGAATAAATTTATTACAAACCTAGCACTAGATCAGAAAGGTAATACTCTTGTACTCTATAATCTGGTAGAGAAACATGGTAAACCCCTATACAAGAATATATCTAAAAAGGCTAATAAAAGAAAAGTCTTCTATGTTTCAGGAGCTATCAATGCCGATGAAAGAGAAAAGATTAGGGAGATTACCGAGAAAGAAAAGAATGCTATCATAGTTGCTTCGGTAGGTACATTTTCTACAGGTATAAATATAAGAAACCTACATAATATAATCTTCGCCTCTCCAACGAAGTCTCAAGTACGAGTACTACAATCGATAGGTCGAGGATTAAGAAAATCGGATAATGGACAAATGACGGTAGTTTATGATTTGGCAGATGATTTATCTTGGAAGACAAGAAAAAATTATACACTAAATCATGCGATTGAAAGAGTGAAGTTGTATGCTAGAGAGAAGTTTAACTTTAACACGCATGAGGTGCCACTATGACAAATGAACTAAAAGAAGAAATCGAGGCAAAATCTATCTTCAGCTATCACTTAGTTGATGGTAGTCATATCGTTGCAGAAGAGATAGATTATGATATAGAGAACGATATTGTTTATATTCTAGACCCGATGCAACTTGTAAACGAAGACGATGGGTACTCCTTTAGAGAGTGGTCTATTATAGAACCTGGGCAAGTTGTACATCTAAGAGATAACAAGATTGTTGCTCAAAGCAAGGCTCCATTAAAACTAAGAAAGTTGTATCTTCAATTCAACCTTTTAGCAAAGATGCACGAGTTTCTAACTAAGAATGAAATTCAAAATATTATTAATGCTGTTGATTCTAATGATGCATCTTCACAGGTTGGTAATCACTATAAGTTTAAGAACAAAAATCCAGATGATCCTTGGTCGAGATATTAACTCCTGTCTGGTATAAAGTAAATTATAACAAAGTTGTCAAGTGCTGTAAAGTAAAAAAGTGCATTAATTTTATTTACTTCTGCAGGGTTATTTGATATATTATATACACAATGAGAAGAAAAAAAGAACACTACGTTAATAACAAAGAATTCAGTCAAGCTGTAGTCGATTATGTTAATTCAGTAACCGAAGCTAGAGATAATCACGAAACGGAACCGATTATAACAAACTATATCGGAGAATGTTTTTTAAAGATAGCTGAAGGTCTGTCACACAAACCAAACTTTATTTCATATACCTATCGTGAAGAAATGGTAATGGATGCAGTAGAAAATTGTGTTAAGGCTATTATGAATTACGATATCAACAAAGCAACCCGTACTGGTTTACCAAACGCATTTTCATACTTCACTCAAATATCATATTACGCTTTTCTACGAAGAATAGCTAAAGAGAAGAAACAACAAGATATTAAAGAGCTGTATGTAGAATATGCTGGTGACGGTGCGTTCGCGGACTTTAGTGAGTATGAAGGTTCGGGTGCAGTCATTGATCGTATTAGACATAAGACACAGCAGATTCGTGATCGCGATAATAAGCTGAAAGAATTTGGTAAGAAGGTCAAGCATACGCGTAAGCAGAAGTCTGGCCCCATTGACGATTTTATTGATAATTAAGGATATATAATGCGAGTAGCTATTTTGAATGACACTCATTGTGGTGTCAAAAATGGCAGTGACGTTTTTCTGAATAATGCAGAGGAATTTTACGCCAAGGTATTTTTTCCATACCTAGAAGAACATAAAATTGATACAATCTTCCATCTTGGAGATTATTTTCATCATAGAAAATTTGTAAACTTCAAAGCACTTAATCAAAACAAAAGAGTTTTTCTTGATGTGCTTCGTGACAAAGGAATACACATGCATATTATTCCTGGCAATCACGATATCTACTATAAGAACACAAATAGCTTAAACTCTCTGCAAGAACTTCTACATGAATATGTCGATTGTGTAACTATATACGAAGAATGTGTCGATTTAAAGGTCGAAAATCAATATATGTCTGTCGGACTTGTTCCTTGGATAAGCCCAGAAAATGAAGATAAATGTATGGACTTTCTAAAAAATAGTAAGTCACAAGTTGTGATGGGCCACTTTGAGTTGGATGGATTTAAGTATATGGCTAACGCAAATATCGTATCACACGGTATGGATAAGAAAGTGTTCAAACGATTTGATGCTGTTTATTCTGGACACTATCATACAAAAAGCACGCAAGATAATGTAACATACCTTGGAACACAGCTAGAACTAAGTTGGTCTGACGCTGGTGATCCAAAGTACTTCCATGTCTTTGATACTAATACTCGCGAGATGGAGCCGATTCGTAATCCCTATACTCTTTATCATAAGTTTATATGGGATGATGATCCGATCAAACTTCGCGAAGAGATGGTCAAAGGTAAGCATATTAAAATTATTGTTACCTCTAAAAAGAACCTTTATGAGTTTGACAAATTCCTTGAGAAAGTATATAATTTCAATCCATACGAAGTTAAAGTTTTAGAGACGTTTGAAGAATATGCAGGTGATGCAATCGAAGACAGTAAAGTTTCGACCGTTGACACTACTACGCTTTTGAATAGTTATGTAGACGCCACTGAAACTGATTTGGATAATGATAAACTTAAAAAAATGTTACAAGAGCTTTATGTAGAAGCACAAAATTATGATAGTGTTTAAAAAACTTACTTACAAAAACTTTCTTTCAACCGGCGACCAAGAAACCGTTATTTACTTAAACAAGGATTCATCTACTCTAGTAGTTGGTTCTAATGGTGCAGGTAAATCAACAATGCTAGATGCTTTATCTTTTGGTCTGTTTGGAAAACCTCATAGGTCAATTAACAAAGGTCAGCTAGTAAACTCTATTAACGGTAAGCAACTATTAGTTACGGTAGAGTTTTCAATCGGCCCAGTTGAGTACAAAGTCATTCGTGGAGTCAAGCCAGCTAAGTTTGAAATTTACCAGAATGGCAAGATTCTAAACCAAGAGTCACATGCACGAGACTATCAGAAAATCTTAGAATCGAATATCTTAAAGTTGAACCATAAATCTTTTCATCAAGTAGTAGTCCTTGGTTCATCTAACTTTATTCCTTTTATGCAGTTGAATCCGTATAACAGACGTAACGTAATTGAAGACTTGCTAGATATTAAAGTATTCACTAAGATGAACGCTATTCTAAAAGACAAGTATAATATTCTTAAGTCTGAACTAAAAGATACAGAGTACTCAATAGAGATTCTGAATGAAAAGATCAAACTTAAGAATCAGCATATTAGTGAACTAAGATCAATAGACGAAGGAAAAAAACAAGAGCTAACAGAAGACAGAAATGCTTTGGAAGAACAGAAGAACAGTCTACTAGAAAAGAAAAAAGAACTAGAGCAAAAGCTTCAAGCTGATACACCATCGAAAGTCAAGATAGACACGGTAGGGCAAAAGAAAAAAGAACTGACAAGCTTAGAAGGTCAAATAAAAGGAAAGCTTGCAAATCTATCTTCACACAAAAAATTCTTTGAAGAGAACAAAGAGTGTCCAACCTGCGGACAAGATATCAGTCTTGAATTAAAAGAGGACGCTGTTAGAAACACACAAGCTGATATTGACAAAGTAACAACTGGTCTTGGTGAACTTAAAGCTGTTTTAGAAAAAACCGAAACCGAATTTGAAGAACTTAACGATTTGTTCTATGAACACAAAAATATGAGCTCAGAGTTAATTCGTTTGAATACTGATATTACTACCAAAGATACATTGATTGGTAAACTTCAAGCAAAAATCGATAAGCCGTCGGAAGATACTTCTAAAAGCGAAGAAGAGCTAAATGGTCTTAATACAAAGAAGACTGAAGCAGTAGAAGAAAAAAATGAGTACATTACGCAAAAAGCTTACTATGATGCACTTTCTGAATTGTTAAAAGATACAGGTATCAAAACAAAAATTATTAAAGAGTACCTTCCTGTAATGAATGGACTGATTAATAAGTATCTACAAGTTTTAGATTTCTTTGTGTCATTTCACTTAGACGAAAACTTTGACGAAACTATTAAGTCTAGACATCGCGATGAATTTACATATCCATCTTTTTCAGAGGGAGAAAAACAACGGATTGATTTGGCTCTATTGTTTAGTTGGCGACAGATTGCACAGATGAAAAATTCAGCTAATACGAATCTTCTTATACTGGACGAAACTTTCGACTCGTCACTAGACGCAGACGGTGTAGATAATCTCTTTAAGATATTAGCAACTCTTAATAAAAATACAAATACATTTGTGATTTCTCACAAACAAGATATATTAGACGGCAGATTCCCTGCAAAAATAGAGTTCCACAAGGTCAATAACTTCAGCAAAATAAAGTAATCTTTTTGCATTTTTTCACTTTACATACCGCTATGCCTATGAAATAATAGCTATAGAAAGTTGAGGAAAGGTTGTTATGATAGTAAAGGATTCAAAAAGTCACCGCTCGGTTCTGGGAAAACTTCTGGCTCGAGAGGATATCACAGTCAATCACGGAAATTACAAGACCGCGTTCTTTGATGTTAAGAATCGTGTCCTTGGTTTGCCAGATTGGTCTGATAAATCAAAATCAGTTTACGATTTGTTACTGGGCCACGAAGTTGGTCACGCTCTGTACACACCGCTTGATGCTATGGAGTCCGTTCGTGGGTTGCCTCACTTTGATGTTATTAATATTGTTGAAGATGTTCGGATTGAGCGACTGATTCAGAAAACCTATCCTGGCCTTCCTCGTTACTTCAAAGAGGGTTATACAGAATTGTTTGAGAAAAACTTTTTCGGTGTCGATAAAGACAGCATTTCTGATCTAAACTTTCTCGACCGACTCAACCTCCACGCAAAGATTGGTTCTATTGTCAATGTCCCTTTGAATGATGAAGAGCTTGAGATTTACAACGAGTGTTATGCTGCAGAGACTTTTGATGACGTTATGAAAATTTATCAGAAGATTGTAGATCGTCTTGAAGATGAGAAAAAAGAAAAGCAAGACAATAACGAGCAAGACAATGAGCTAGAAGATAACATCGATTTTGAAGAAGACGAAACTCCTTATATGGGTGATATGCCAGAAGACGAGTCTGATACAGCAGATGATGGTAGTGAAAGCCACTCAGCTGACAAAGACAGCGAAGATGACGAGCTGGATGAAAAGAATAGTGAAGCTGAAGGTAGTGATGACGAATCAGAACCCAGCTCTGAATACGGCAACCAAGCTGGCAACGATTCCAGCGAGGATGAAGACTTCACTTCCGAAACACAGCGTAGCTTTGATGACACTTTAAAAGAGGAAACACAAGTTGACAACGAAACGGTTTCGGGAATCTTTCCTAGTAAAAAAGTTTTAAACAAGTGTCTAGTCACATACAAACAGCTAGAAGCTGAACGTAATGAGCTAGTAGTCAATCACCATCATTCTCGCGGTGACGATAGTGAAGCTTTATCAACTGGTGATGCAGTCGATATTCTTTTTGAAAGACCAATCAAATACTATCCTTCCGAGGGCCGCAGGTATGGGTATGGGGATTATGAACTATCAGAATTTTCAGCTAGTGAAAAGTATCTTGAATTTAACAAAGAAGCAAAGAAAAAGGTTGGAACATTAGTTCGTGAGTTTGAACGTAAAAAATCAGCGTATCAGTACTCACGGGCACAAATTTCAAGAAGCGGTAAGTTGGACGTAAATCGTATTCACTCTTATAAGTACGATGACAATATTTTTTCTTCAGTTACCAATCTTGCTGATGCCAAGTCTCACGGAATGATTTTCCTTGTTGACTATTCTGGTTCGATGCACCCTATAATTTCTGGCGTCTTGAAGCAAACACTTCTTCTAACAGACTTTTGTGAAAAGGTTGGTATTCCATACGAAGTTTACACTTTTACTGATAGTGGATACTGGGACAAAAGTTCATGCGGTTTCAAGCATGAAGTGTCACTCGACAATGTTAATATCACTAATCCTCTTTCAAGTAAGCTTAGTAAGAAAGATAAAGTTAAAGCTAGAAAGTTCATGTGGCTCACTGCTGAATACTTTGATAAAAATTCTTATGAAGACCCGTGGTTCCGTGCTGAGTGTGAAAGATTTGGTGGTACTCCACTCGATTCAACGTTGCTGGCTTCGGTTCATTTAATTGATATGTTCCGCGAAAAACACAAAATTCAGAAGCTAATGTTAATTACGCTAACTGATGGTGAGAGTCATCCAGCTTATTTGAACAATGGCAATCGACATTCAAGCCGTAACGTGAAACTCAAATACGGTCGCTACACACTCGAAATAGGAAACGGTGGCTACCGTGTTAGACCTACCGAACAAATATTAGAAGGTATTAAGCAGATAAAAGATGTGACAACGATTGGTTTTTACATCCCGCAAAACTCAAAAGAAGTTGCAAGATACATGCCATACGATTCCGAAGAGCGTAGAAAATTGATGAAGTCTTATCGGCAAAACCAGCACTTAGAGATGAAAAATCACAAGGGCTACGATTCGTATTACTATCTTAATACAAATGTTAATATCGAAGCAGAAACCGAGTTTGATCCAAACATTACTGATAAGAATGGAAAAAGTATGGCTGAATCGCGGTCATCACAAACTAAGTTGGCTAAAGCCTTCGCTAAGAATCGAAGTGATTCACGAAATACACGAGTTTTACTAGAAAAGTTCGCGGAAATGGTGGCATAAAAAAGTTAGCAGAAAGTGCATTTTATTCTTTACATTCAGTATGAGGTATGAAATAATATACGTAGTTAAGGTTAAGAAAGGTTAAGTTATGAGTAAAAGTGAAGTATTAGAAAAAAACACAAGTGTTCTAAAATCAGTCTTCGGGTCGAACGTAGTAAAGCGTTCGGATGTTTATGAAGAAGCCGAGAAGCTCGGTATGACAGCACGTGAAGGTAAAAACGTGGTTTACAAGTCAATGGTTCCAGCAGGTAAGCGTGGGTATTACAAGTTTCCGTCTTCGGAAAATACAGCACCA